CAATTTGCTTTTTACTCAGACTCTCGCCCGACTTCTGACCAATCCACCATTGACTCGGCGAGCGCCACCATGACCTCGCAGTCATAGTAGTGATCATCACGATTTGTATTGATCCAATCGTGGTAGGTCGAACCGTCTGGACGCGTCTTTACAATCTTCGCCCATGCGTTGATCTGAGCATCGTATTGCGCCCCGGCGTCGTCGGAGTGCGTCCAAAGCGGCAGGCCTTTGTTGTCTTTCAGGCCTCGAAGTAATGAGAGTTTATTTTTCGCCGATTGCTTCGAGAATTGAATCTGCTTGCAGAACCGCCGCCCGGCGTTGCCCGTTCCTTCGTCGGCGTCAATGCGCTGCGGCTGATTGTAGATTTGCCGCGATCCGTCGGGCGCTTTGAAATCCTTTGCGGGCTCGCCGCGCAAGACAATCCAGCCCATCTCGGCAGCGAGTCTTTGCACTTGTGCCGTGTTATAGTTGCCGTCGATAAAGACGCGGCAGCCGGGATAGCCCCACGGATTCTGAGGAATGTCAAAACGGTTGCACGCTTCCTCTATCTCGTATTCAGTCGATACCTTGCCGCGATCGATTAAGCGCGATCTCAGCTTGCCGTCGATCATTGCGAACTGACGAATCGCTAAATAATAGTGATCTTTTTGAACGTCCACCCCAACGAACATAAGCGACTTCTGCGCGTCCATCAGTTCGCCGAGCTGGTAGCCCCCCGCAGCTGAGTGTGAAATGTCCGCGCTCATGTAGTCGGCCTCACTCCAAGGCTCGGCCAGCCGCTTGCGGATAAAGTTCTCAAGTGGTTCGAGGTTGCCGCGCTTCCGTGCAATGTTTGCAAGTTTAAACTGCTCGACGAGCGACGGCCAAGGAATGTGCGCCATAGCATTGTAGTTAAAAAACTCAAATTCAGCCGAGCCTTTCGGGTTCGTCGCGATGTATTTCCCAGACTCGTTGCGCCGCTTCTGCGCTGCGATGCCCGGCTCGTTGCGACCGCCGCAGAGTTGGCACTCGTAAAAAACGGAATCCTTGAGCGCGTCCCAATCAATCGCGTCGCCGTCCATGTAATCGGCTTTTGCCGCCCATCGCATACCGCCGACCGGGATCGCGTCGCCGACCGCAGGCGCTCGCCAGATGTATGGAATAAACTCGCCGCAACAATCGCATTTAACGTGCCAGCGCTTTTGCGTCGAGCGTTGCCACATAGCGTCAAGCTCGCCGCCCTTGGTCTGCCCGGACGAGGGAAGAAACATTTGCCATGACCAAGCGAACGAACTCGTCCGGTCTTTGATCTGGTCTAGCCAGTTTTCGCCATACGCCCATGACTCGTCTGCGCTCACTCGCTCCAATGTCTTCGAGTTTCGAGAAGCTAGAACATTTGCAGACAGCAGTCGGATCGCGCCGTAGTTCGTCGATGTATAAAATTTTGTTTTGCGGTAGAGTTGATTCGGAATCAATCGAGTGATCGCTTCGGTCGAATCAATCAGCGGCGTGAACTTGTCATCGCTGAACTCTTTGAGTGCAGACTCGGTTAGGTCATACATTGCCGCCCGCGCCGGATCGGTTGCCAGTCCGTAGAGTTGCCAAAGTTGCGCGGTCAGAGTTTTGATGTGCTGCACCGATCCAATCAAGCCGACATATTTTCCGCGAGTCGTCGCGAGCGTTTCCAGCGGCTCACGCATTAGCGGATGATTCGCCATATCGAATGCGCCGTAGTCAAGTGAGGTGTTGCGCTCACACCACTTGCGCGGGCTAATTGGTTTGTAGTCTGTTATTTTCATCTCTATACGACAAGAGAAGGCGAATCGCATCCTTTACCGCTCGCAGTTCCGTTTCGGTCAGCTTGGTTTTCCCGCGATTCACATCGTTGAGCTTCCCGCGATACATATCGCATTCAGCTTCGATCCATTTGGCATTGAGCACGACAAGGCGCGACTCAAGCCAGTTCCATGTTAGTTCCTTAGTAGGCATTACGTTCAAACTCTCTGCCTAGGCTAAACTCTTTCATCGCGTCGGCTTTTACATTCGACGGAATAGACTCCCAATTTTCATATCCAAAATAAGACGCAATATCTTCTCGATAATCTTCAATCCCGACTCTCCTGCACTCTGCTTCTTGCCCGAAATATCGAGCAGCTTCCATTCCTTTTTCTGTTCCTTTTTTCATATTATATCCAATCTAGGTTAGTTGATTTTAACTGAAGATGCTCTACTGAGCGGCATCCGATTTCTTGGAGTTTTTGGCAGTGCTAAGCGTTCTCAAAATGAAATGCTTACGTGAGTAAACAGCCATATGATGATTTCGATTAGCTTCCAGATTCCAAAGACTCCAAAAACCATGAGCAGGACGATAAAAGTCCCAAGTCCTTCAAGCATTTTTCCATTCATAATTTACCTTTCGTTGCGGTTCCGAGAACCAGTCGATTCAGCGAATGCGAGTTTCGCCGCTTGTGTTTGTCGAATCAGTCAGCTCGCATCCGCTGTTCGCATCAGAAACCACGACTTCCGCCTTGAGCAGTTCCACCGTGTTCTTGAAGGCGCGTTCTAGTAGTTCGGGCGGCATCTCCAGATCATAGACGCTTCCACTACGCGCCATGCCCGCCATCACGCAATCCGAGATGTATTCGATCACGTCGAGAAGATTCACATTTTCCGGCACTCCGTCCGCTTGCGCGAGATGGTGGCGATGAATTTTACGGTGATTGTCCCACCATCCCGTTTGCTTGAAGCCCGTCACGAAGTCCTCATGGAACCAGTCGATAGCGGTCAGCTTATCATAGTCGTGCTCTCCGGCAGCTTCCGTGAGCTTGCCGATGAAGAACGCCATTGCCTTCACCACGTCCCCGATGTGGGTGCGGCTAGAAGCGAGGAGTGTTTCCTTGTTAGTGTTGGCGAAGTCGCAGGTCCGTGTGTCTGCGGTGGCGGATTTAGTTATTGGTATCATAAAGGTTTCAGGTAATTCGGAAGAATGCGAACAAGACGCTGATCCCAACAGAGATGGCGGCCGAGTTCATTTTTGGATTCATGGTTTTATTTCGCCATCTCTGTGGGATAGCTCGGCGATCTTAGTCGTTCTCAAAATAGTTCTCCCCCTCGCTTATCATGCAATCAATCGCCCACTGAGGCAGGTTGACGTCGCTAGGCGATTTCGAGACGGCCTTCATTCCCTCAAATATTCGACCGCCCAGAACCATTGCGGGCAGCAGATTGTAAACGTCATTCGGCGTCTCGCAGTCAGCGATCACCTCGCAGACTTCTTTCAACTGCTTGCGCACGCAGGCGTTCCCGGCGTAGACAATCGCTTTGAGTATGCGCTCGACTTCCTTTTTTGTAAGCGTCTCGCCCTTCTGGATTCCTAGCTTCTTCTCATCGAGCGCCGTCTCTCTTATTTGCTTGTCAATCTTGAGATAGGCATTCAGCGCAACCTTTTCCCGCTCGCTATTCCCGTTCGCCTTCGCTATCTGTAACTCAGCCAAATACTCATCACGCAACTCATCCGGGGATTTCGTGTCAGACTCGGCTTTATAAATCTCCGCCTTTATGTCGTTTTTCTTCTCGTAGGCCTTCACCCACTTGATGCACATATTCTTCGCCTTAAGTCCCTCGTAGCAAAGCGCGTCATCTTGGTCAAACTTGACCCCCGCCTTTTTTGCCCGGTGGATCGTCGAACGCTGGACTTTGAATTCATCCGCCAACTCCAGGTCGGTCTTGTCAGGGCGCATCCCATCTCTCTCCCGCTCGGCGTTGTCCAGAGTCTTAGTTTCCGCCGACGTCAGCGGCCTGCCCGCTTTGACCTTCGCAACGATGTTCGCGAGGTTCTTTTTACGGATCGCGTCGAATGGATTTTTATCAATCATACGCCGCTTGAATCTTGGAGCGTTGAGGTCGGAGTTGAACCGCCTGCAGTTTCTTGATTATACCTGCGTATATGGCGCGGTTTATTTTAGTCTTTTCCATTTGCCGCGCTGTTAAAGGTTGCGCCTGTTGTGGCGTGAGTAGCTTCGAGGCCGGTGTAGTCTTGCCAGCGTTCGACGATAACATCGCAGTTTGCAGGATCTAACTCGCATAATTCGGAACGTCTGCCCAATTGCTCGGCGACGATTACAGTGGTTCCGCTACCTGCAAATGGGTCAACAATGTCGCCCCGACTGCAATTTGCAATTAACATTCTAGTCCAGTCTACCGGTTTGCTGTGAGGGTGTGCAACGTCGCCAGAATGCAGTTGCGTGATCGGCTGTTTAAATACGTCGGAGAGGTGTTTCCCTTTTGGGTTGGCTTTGTATTCGTAAGTTCCCCGCGTGTTTGTCACCTGTTTTGATTCGCCGGGTTCTCCGTAGTGACTGCCCTCGGTGTCGTAGTCATCAATTGAGCCATACCACAATGCCACTTTGCAACGTTTCAGCGGCCGATTCGGGGCATACCAAGAAGTAACACAATCCCAAACAAAAAACCAAGTTGGAGCCCCGAACATCGAGACGACGTCAGCCATTCTTTGACCGTCGCTAAATGCGATGACGCTGCCAGATTGAATAGACGGTTTTACTTTTGCGCATTCAGCATCCCACGGAGGGTCAAATATTAAACAGCCTACGTTATTTGATTTAATCCAGTCGCACGCGTTACTGTCGCCACAAGTCAGGCGATGGTTCCCCATGACCCACACGTCGCCCTCAACTGTAACCTGCAGCACTGGCGCGGTGGGGATGTCGTTTTGGTCGGTCTTGCCCTTGGTTTCATCCGTGCCCAGTAGCTCAGCCAGTTCGGTGTCGTCAAATCCTAGCAAGCCCACGTCGAAGTCTTCCTCAGTCAAACGGGCGATCTCAGCCGCCAAAGCGTCATCATCCCATCCCGCATTCATTGCGAGCTTGTTGTCGGCGATCACGTAAGCCCTGCGCTTCGCGTCGGATAAGTGCGCTAGGCAGATGGTCGGAACTTCATCTAGGCATAGTTTTTGCGCAGCGAGCAATCTTCCATGCCCGGCAATGATGCCGCCGTCTTTATCGGTCAGAATTGGATTGTTAAACCCGAACTCCTTGATCGACGCCGCGATTTGATTCACCTGTTCCTCACTGTGAATCCGACTGTTGCCCGCGTATGGTATCAACGTATCTGTTTTGATTGATATTATTTTATGTTGCATAGTTTTGTTGATTTTGATTTGCGTATAAAAATACGACTAGGCGCTAAACCCAAGATCGTCTAGGGTGAAAAAGATTCCTTAGCCCCCCCTCGCCATAGAATCCACCGCCTCGACCATCACAGCGGTTTTATTCGACTTGTTTGCCTTTGCGATCTTATCAATCTGCTCAATCGTTCGATGCGGTAGCCGGAGCGATATCATGCGCCGCTTCTCGGTGATTCGTTTCTGTGATGATTTTGTTTTCATGTCGTTGATCAATACGTTGAGTGTGAGATTGTCAATACTCTGTATTAATACGTTGAGCGTTGAGTCAATACGTTGACATGAGATCAAGTCTCATAAATACGTTTTTCATTCATACAGCTTCAAAAAATGATCTATACACCCCCTACATCTATTATATTTATACAGCTTATACATCTCCCTATAGATAAGAGACTTATAAAACTACTAAAAAGGAAGCTGTATGAGCTGTATAGTTGTAGGGGGAGGGTTTCAGCTTCATATCAACGACTAAATAAATTCGACCAGATTGCCGACTTTTCGCTCGAATTTGTGATAGTTCCATCCGCTCGTTTGCCCCTTCGATTTGCCCCACAATTTGCCAGAGTAGCGATCCAGCACCTTCTCACGTTCAGCGACCGACCCGGTGATTCGATCAAGATTGTTGCGAGCCAATGCGCTGTGCGACTTCGCGCCGTCGTCCAATTCGCCGAGAATGTATTCAATGATCGGCGTGTCCTCAATACGTTGAGCAGATTCCAATGCCTCGATTTCTTCGCGTTCGGCAGTCTCGGCGTCAATACGCTTGACCGATTGAAAGCGTTGATGCCAGCTCTTTTTCTCGCTCGCATCATATTGAAAGACCGCCTTCATCGCGTTCGGCCCTCGCAGTTTCGTATTTTCAAAAGCGATTTTGCGGTCGCCAGACTCGCCAGTGATCTCGACTGCTCGCTCGATAGTATAGGCGCAGTCGAAGTCGCTTTGGAAGTCGCCGACGCCCTCAGCGATAGATTTGCCGTCTGCTGATTTGTTTTTGTTCGTGTGAGCGAGCGCAATCAAAGTGCCGCCTGCCTGAGTGAAGGTGCGCACCATGATGTTAAAGATTCTCGCATCATTCTTATCCATCGTGCTTACAAATTTCTTTAACGTGTCGAGTATGATGACCATTTTGCCGCAGGCATCGGCATTGATCGCCGCCTTTATAATTTTCGATAGATCGTTCGAGTCGAATCCGTTTTGGTTAGGAATGAGCGTCGTAATGCCATCGCCGCGTAGAACCTCCATTTTTTCGATGCCGCCATTAAACGAGTCATCGGCGTTAATGTAGTAGATGCGCAGATGCTTTGTTTTCGCGCGGTCGCGCTTGGAGAGCAGCCAGAGCGTGAGCAGAGTTTTCCCCGTGTTCGGCCCGGCGTTCAGTATCGTGCAATCTCCGATCATCGCGATTTCTGGCAGTATGAATACGGCGTCCTGCGCTCGCCGCTTCATTGCGTCGATATTTGCGTCAGTCGAGGCAGCGAGCCTGTCGAGCGCGTTGAGAAAGTCGTCGTCTGGCGCGTCCGCGATCTCAGCAATCGACGCCTTGGCGTCCTGAATCTCGTCGTCAATTGCTTTCCATGAGTTTGCTTCTTTCTCGATCTCGCGCTTGACGAGCGCCTCAATCGAGCGAGCCACTTCTGGCGATACGTCTTGCACGCTCGACTCGCCGAAGCCGTCCTCAGCGAGTCTCGTAGCAGCAAGCGCGTAATCGCCGCTATGATAGAGCGACGCAAACAGTGCAAACGGGTTGTATGACTTATTCGCTTCGAGTGGCGCGGCCGACGATGACCAACACCAAAACTGCTTGTCTGCCGTCACGCCGAGCGTGCCACTGACGCCCGATTCTTTGCCCGGTCGTGTCCAGTGCGAGCCGTTGCGAGTCGTCCAGCCCGCAGAGCGTAGCATCTCAGCCGGATCGGTCTTCACGTTGAAGTCATCGCCCGGCGTCAAGCCCCCGTTGGCAGTCGTTGAAGACTTCGGCGACCAGAACGGCAGCGCAGACGGCGCTTCTTTGATGACTGTCGCAATCGTCGAAGACTTCGCATTGTAGTGCGCCTCAGGATCGTGCGACAAAAAGCACAAACGCGAGACATCCGAGCAAGCGGCATCAGTTTTAAGACCGAGGTGCGCAAAGTAATCGCGCACTGTTGAGAACGCCGCTTTGTGCGTCGCTGCGCAAGTCGCGTCGATCTTGACGCCGATTTTAAGCCCGCCCGACGGCGAGACGAATAAGAAGTGCGTGTGCTTGTCTGCTCGTAGAATCTCGACAATCTGCGCGAGTTGGCAACTGTTCTCCAACTGCGGATTGTCTTCGAGATCGAGATCAGCGACCAAGATTCCGCTATGCTCGACAAGGTTCGACGCTGATCGCTTTGAGAATACGCCAGACGCCGTGACAGCGGGCAGGCGAGCTTTCAATTCGCTTCGAGTGTCTTTGTCTGGCGCAGCACGTATCGCGTCGCATTCGTCTTTCAGTCGGTCGCTTTTGATATATTCGATAAGCGAGCGAGCGTCGAAATCGCGGTTCGGCGTCGTGTCTTTGACTGTTTTGAATGTGGAGAATTTTTTCATAGTTTTTTGCATTTAGTATTTTACCTCAAATTGAATCTCCAATCTCGGCCGCTCACGATCAATCTCGAATCGAACGCCATCAAAGCCCCACTCGCTGTCGTCCTGCTGACAGCAATCAGCGACGCCGTCGAGATATGCTTTGCAGCTTGCCGAGGCGTTGTCGCGGTCATGTCGCCGTTTGTCTTTCCAGAAGAAGACGAGCCGATAGCTTGCGAACTTCTGAATGCCGACCTGCCTGAACGTCTCGCGCTTCGCCATAGCCCGCGCGAGCTTCTTAGCCTTTGCGAGCTTGGCCCAATGCACGCGAGCGTTCGGTGACAGCGTTCGGTCTGGTAGCGGGAGGGTTATGGTCATAGTTCTTCATTCCCCCTCGCTCGCTTCGCATCTGTGGCGTTCACCTCAAGGCTCAAAGTCGTTTGGCTAGTCTCGCGTTCTATCCGTTTACAAGCCGCTAGGAAGTAG